GAGTCATTCGGCGACGGCACGGTCTTCATCTTCCGTGTCGGAGGAATGAACACGGTTGACAACAGCATTCCAACGATGATACCCGCAACCAACCAGCGAAGTTCAATCATTATTTAGTAGCGAGAGCCAAACTTCTCTGGAAGACATAGTACTTGATGCCGAGAACCAGCCATCCAAACACCACGGCGTAGAATCCTCCCCATCCCGCGGTCATAGCTCCGTATATCGCACCCACCCACTTGAGCCACCAGTACTCGCTCGGATTGATGACATCTCCGTTCGGTAGAGTTATTGACCGGGACAGCGCAACCCAAGCAAAGGCCGTACCGAACACCCAGATGAACGCCATAAGCGCTGTTCCGGCTGCACCGCCCAGCTTTTCGAACGAAAAGATCTTCATCAACTCGTCCCGAAACTTTGCCATTTTCTGCTCCTGGGGACTCAGCTCCTTGCCGAACGTGAACTGCTTGTCCTTCGGAATGACGAGTGTCTTCTCCTTTCCCAGCTTGTCGACAACCGTCACGGTAAGACGCTCTCCGACGATTGGCTCGGAAGCAGCCTGGCGCGATTTCTCTTCCAGCTTCGACTGCCGCAGCGAATCCTGTGTCGTCTTCATACACGCTTCATCGAGACCATTCCCACACGACTCGAGAGCCTTCTTTCGAATCTCCTCGTCTTCTGCTGAATTGATTTCGACCTTGCCTCCTTTTTCTTTGGTCTGGAGAAGCTGAGGTCCAACCTGGACATCAATCGCTCGATTTCCTCTCTTAAACATGTTGACAAGGCTGTCTGTGATGTCTGTTGACGTATCCTCGTCGCCATAGGTGGCTTGCTTAATTGTGCCCATTGTTAAGATGCGAAGACTAGATTGCCGAGACCCGACACGATGCGCAGGAAGTTCATGGACTCCACGTAGAATCCATAGTTATACGTGAAGGTGAAGATGATGTTTCCGTTCGTCTGAACAACCGACAACAGATCAGTCGGATCATAGATACGACTTCCGTCGGGTCGAGTTGCGTTGACCTGTCCGGGAGGAATCACTGTCGGGTTCTGGCTGAATGCCGTTGATTTGAGAATGCAGACAACGGACGTCGTAGCAGTCGTTGTCCCCTGAGGAAGAGGCTGCTGAAGACCCGTTCGGAATGTAACCTTGTTGAACATGCTGCCATTGATGGCACCACTGGGCTGGTAATTGTCATTGTCAAGCGCAAAGGAATACTGGTAGACTCCGGGAAGTGCTGTCGCGTTTCCGGTGGTATGTTTGTACATCTGAAGAAGGTTGTAGAAGGATACCGTTTTAGTCTGGTATCTCTCCTTTCCATCGAGAAGAAGAATACCATCGACCATGGGGAAACGAGGGTACGTCGAAGAAGTCTGCTGTTGACCCGTCGTATAGACATTTGTCATCGCGTTTCCGTTGATGGAAGACCACGGTGCCCGATTGGGGTTCTCCCAGTTCGTGTAGTTGTCCCAGTCGTTGACGAGAATACGATCGGTGCGCTGTGCGGCAAAGACAAACCGCGTGACAAGGTTGAACATCGGCAAGTCTACATCTGTATTGGCTCCGAACTGCCCGTCCTTGGAGACAAACTGAACCGTCTTGACGAGGAATGTCTGATCTGCGCGAGCCAGCTGGTTCTTCTCGGCCTCAGTCATCCAGATGAAGTTCCCCTCGATATACGGGTCGGGGAACCAAGTCGTGAGTGTGGGATTGCTCGGAAGACCTGTCGTCAGAGGAGGAGACAGGAACAGCTGGAGAGGATAGTTCACGGGCGCGATTCGCTTGCCATAGGTCGGGCTTGCCGGGTTCACGTCGATGACCGTATACAGATCGTTCAGATTCCGCAGTGTCACGTTGATGTACGCCTCCGAGTTCTGCAGCGAGATAAGAGGCAGCGCTAGACCCGGATTCTCGCAGAACCAGAAGTGCAGCGGGATGATAAGCTGGCGAGACCGAATGCTCGGCTCAGGAGTCGTGGTCTGCGGAAGAGCAGACGGAAGAGTCGCGGGAGTCACCGCATGAGGGTACTGGTTGATGCGGTCGTACGCATTTGCAGGATCGTACAGCTCTCGCACATTTCCAACCATCTCATCGACAATCTTACGCTTGTTGGCATCGTGTGTCAGGTAGGAGTAGAACTTGAGCCATTCTCCGCGCAGGGTCTGGATAACCTGTCCGTTCAGAGAGATGTTCACGTTGTCGATGAGATTGTAGCCAATGTTCTCAATCCACTGGAACTCGTAACCGATGGCCTGCGAACGCAGGTCGTATCCCGCGGGAGGCGCAGACCCAATCGCATACAGAGGAGACCAGATGTCGGGGAGCGTCAGGACGAGATAGGTATCGTGCAGGACGTTTGCAAACCGGTCGATGCGGCAGGATAGGGTTCGAGTTCCCGTGGTTGAGAACTGGAGATTTGAAGAACTAAACGACATACGAATGTGCTCCATCGCGAAGTTCGTATGGCGACGATAGACCGCCCGAAAATGAGTCATGGAAGGGCTTCCATTGACTAACTCATTTTGAGCACCCGTTGCGACAAGCTGAAGTAAGCCTCCGCCCATATTTGTATAGACACAGCGGATTGTTTAGCTCGCTTCCTCCACAAGGCTGAAGAAGCGCAAAAGAATGATAACATAGAAAACACTCGTCGCCCATGTTAGAATGGTAGTTACCATTACTTACTGCTTGAGAGTTGCTCTGTAGCTCATGGCGAGGTTGAGATCCCGAATCGGGATGTTGCCCTGCGTGGTCACCCGGGTGAACGTGAACGGCGCGCCCGTCTGGCCGTTGGACAGACAGCAGAAGGACGTGTATGTCGCGCCCGGAATCGTGCTACGTCCCGGATTCGGCGGCACGATAAACCGCTCTCGAATTGACGCGCCGTTCGCCTCCGCACTCAGAAACACGTAGTTGTACTTCCGAGACTGGGGCGGAGGTGTCGTATGGTAGGTTGCTGCGACGATTTGCCGCTTTCGTTGAGTCAGCCAATCCTGCGCAGAGTTGACCTGCATTTGTGATTTATAGGAGAGAATCCTCTACAAGCCAAAGATGCGGTTTGTTCTCGTTAGCACGCACACAGACCAAACCACCGGGTATGCAAAGGTCGCCTATAATCTTCTCCGCCAGCTTGCAACTCTGTCTCCCAAGATTAAGACCTATCATTTTGGGTTCCAGCGTCATTCGACCCGGCCAGGATTTCGCAAGTGTCCTGAAGGAATCGTTCAGTATGATGCGGCTGCCAACGAAGACCCGAAGGAGGAGGGATTCGGGTTCAACAAGATTCATGAATATCTGGATATGGTCAGCCCCGATGTTGTGATGATCTACAATGACCCGCTCATTATTTATCGTTTCATCGAGTCGATGAAGCACTCGCGCGGAAAGAGCCCCTACAAGCTATGGATTTACATTGACCAGGTGTACCAGGGAATCGCCCAGCCGTTGATGGAGACGATTCGCGACCACGCAGACCATGTCTTTTGTTTCTCCGATTACTGGAAGAAGACCTTCCTCAGCTATGTTGAACATCCCAGTGTATCTGTTCTAGAGCATGCAGTTGACCCGACCGTGTTTTCATCGATGACGGAGCAAGAGCGCGTAGCAATCCGAAACAACATGAACATTCCCAAGAATGGAGTCATCTTCCTGAATGCTAACCGAAACTCTCAGCGCAAGCGGCTTGATCTCACCGTACAGAGCTTTGTTCGGCTTCTCAAGCGAGAGAAGGATACTCCATACTATCTTATCATTGCAACAAACATTTCTCCCCAGTCGGGTGCTCATTACGACTTGCCTCGCATCTTCGCATTGGAACTCGCAGAGGCCGGACTTCCGCCGAACTCCTTTGCCAACCGTCTCTTCCTTGTCGATACCGCTCCTCCAAACGTTATGGCCGACGATGGTATCAATCAGCTCTACAACGTCGCGGACATTGGTATCAATACCTCGGACGGAGAGGGATATGGTCTATGCCAACTTGAGCACCTTTACACAGGCGCCCCGCAGGTTGTCACGGATGTTGGAACGTACCGCTCGTTCTTAGACGAGCGAGTCGCCCGGTTTGTCGCCTCCGATTTTAAGGTCTACGCCGCGGGCACAATGCCGCTCGGTGGACAGTTCGCGATGTTCCACCCCGAGAAGGTTGCGGATGCAATGGAATCTGCAATCGAAAACATCACACAGCTGCGCGAGACGATTAAGAATTACAGGTTCAAGAGCTGGTCGGGTGTCTGTGACGAGTGGCTTGATAAAATCCTAGGACTTACGGGATAATCCACCGAATCTGAGTCGGGGATGTCTTAATACCTAGCCGCAGCAGGCGCTGCTGGTCGTCAAACGCGGGTCCGTCGAACACCTCGTTGGTGTCCGGATCCACATAGAAAACGATTCCCTTAATGGAGACCTTCTGAAGACGACGACGTTTGCGAGACATGTTTCGCATGTAGGTCTCGTCCATGTCATCGTTCTTAATGTTCGGGCGATAGGCCAAGTCTTCGCCCTTTACAGTCGTATCAAACCGCATGCATGAAATCACAGGCTTTTCGCGACTATGGAGTTTCCGATGAACTTCGCAGTCGACGGCAGACTGTTTGAGCAGAATGGAGATGCGTTGGTTGATTTTGTCCTTCATATACGTGATGTTGTAGAGGTACTCATCGGTTGACATGAATGTCTCGACCGGAGGATCGCCATCGTAGCGCTTGAGTTTGGTATCCGCGCGTCGAATCGGCACGATGTTGTCGGCACCCTCGGTCATCTTGGTCTGGGCATCCGTGAAGACCGACAGATAAAAGCTGATTCGGACTGTTCGCTCTTCCATCGGCAGCTTGGCGTGTGAGCAGATACGAATCGCGCGACCAATGACCTGGTCGTGCCGCGCAGGAGTCCAGTGCGGCTCCATGATATGAACGTGCCGCACATCGGCCAGTGTGATGCCCTCAGCACCCGACGACGAAGCCATCATGAGGCAGAGAAGCTTCGAACCACGACCTTCCACAGACGCCTTGAGACTCGGAGGCATCGAGTCCTCGTAGTTTCTGTTAAAGATCTGGCGCATGTACTCGCGAATTTCCGAGTTCGTTGCAGACCGCTTGATGGCGTCGCGCTTCACAGTAGAGAAGTCACTCTTGACTTCATCGCTCACCATTCCCTTGCCACCCGTGAACAGCGCATAGGCCGGCTTCTCGGGATCCATCGTCGGGTCTTCAATCCACTGACCGCCATCCTGAATGATTCGATACGGCTGCCAGCCATTCGCATCGAGAATCGCGGTGAAGACACCGATGCCTTCCAGAGACGTGTACTGCGAGTACAGGAACTGATTGTTCCAGTTGCCACGGTCTCCAAGAGACGCCTGGATGTTCTTCAGAATCTTCAGCATCTTGGGACTGAACGTCGCGAGAGAACGCTCAGAGAGATAGCGGTCGGGCTGGTCGCGGAGTTGAGCCAGAATCTTCGCCTTTTCGGG